TATGTAGAGTCGACTCTGGTCGTCTGTCCCAAACTTATTGGCTAGGGCACAGGCTAGCTTGTAGATATCAACAGCTCTAGACCCTTCATCAATACCCTCCTCCATCATCTTTTGGGTGTCGACTTTTTCTCCGCCGAACTCAAGGTCACTAAATGATGACCAATCAGCTTCAGAGTAATATCCCGCAGAACGATTACGCTTCTGAGGACGAATTAAATTTAAGAGTTCTTCTGGAGCATCTGCAATTTTCATATTCCACGGCTCGTGTCCAGGCTTCCACTCGTAGTTAACCCCCGTGAAGTGTCTAGACGGCGATAAGAGGATATAACCATTGTGTTTGATATCAATACCTTTTAGGCCCTGCTTAGCAAGGTTTCCCACAAACTTTTCATTTGGTTTGCATTTATAAATTAAATGCCTACCTCTAACCTTCTTCTGAGTGTAAACACCAGTTATAGCTTCAACCGTAGGTGGGAGACTTCCTTCTGTAAGGTTTTCTAGACTGGCGAATGAAGTATCACCATCTGACCGAGGGTCGATGTCAATAACTAGAAAGGCAGAATCTCTTGCAAAAACACCTACGTTATAGTTTGGATTCTCTGTCCACCATGCATCTATTTGGTCTAAATCATTTGTGGCTTTATTTTGCCACTCACCTGCAGCAGGGTGTTTACCAATATCTTTAGAATCCCCATGAGGCTTGCCGCAGGTACATTTTTCATTTTTGCCAATACCGTGGACAGGGAGTATTTTCCAGCCGTATGCCTGAGCATAGTGCTTAGCAGCTTTTGCTAACCTCGGTGTGGTTTTCTCCCAATCGCTCATCTATGAGCTGCTCCTGTCTTAAATATATGGCTTAGCATACATTACATTTTAAATTTTTGCCAGCCCTGCATAAATAAAGCTTTTAATATTGCGATAAAATTGATAAGTCAAGTTAATTTTTATGCTTTTCAAATATTTAGTATACATCATCGAAAGAGCCCAATGAACCCAGCAGAGCAAGAAGCTGTGTTGATTTTAACCATAGCTTTGTCTATATCCACTGTTTTAGGAGCTTGGTTTGCTATAACGAAATTGTTTAAACCTTTACAAAAAAGAATAAAGTTTTGGATTGAAACCTGGGAAAACTTTATGGTCGACTGGGCCGGTGAAGAAGAAAGACCTGGTAGAAGCGCAATACCTGGAGTCATGGAGCGCTTAAATAACATTGACGGAGAGCTAAAAAAGAACGGCGGGGCTTCTTTAAAAGACTCGGTTGATAGAGTTCACGACAGACTGGACGAAGGTAATAAACAGTTTGCAAAGATGGATAAAAGAATTATTCAAATAGAAAAGACTTTAAGACTTGTTGATGAGCCAGAAACAGAGCCGACAAAGAAACGTAAAGCATCTTAATCGTCGTTATTTTTCTTTTCTTCCTGTGAGTGATAAGCATCTACTGCATTTGCACTAGTTCTGCTCTGCCAAACAAACTTACACTCAGTGCAATAAACAACCTTCATAGTTGACCAACGTCCACCTTCTGGTCTATCGACAACTTTTGTTTGCAAAGAGGAAGTTTTAGCTGCACACCCCGGGCATAGGGGGAATCTTTTATGCCGCATCTCTTGGCCTGCCCAATTTACTGAAAGTGTTCTACGCAGCTTTTTAGGGGTCAGCCCTCCCCAAATACCCCAAGTTTGTTTGTTATTGAGAGCCCATAAAGCGCAGTCACGCCGGACAGGGCATTCTCCACAAAGCTTTAGAGCAGGGTATTGCTGAGAAGGTTTATTTGCGTAAAAGTTTTCTGAATACTTTAAATTCTCTGGCTTAGCGCATTCTGCGTCTTCATGCCAATCAGGTGTTTCCCACATCAACTATCACCGACCGGAAGTTCAACAATAGTTAGTTCTACAATGTCTTCGGTCGGCTCTTGTGAATAAATAGATAATCCTGTTTCATAATCAACTATGCATCTGACATGGTCTCCTCCGACTGCACCGCCATATGTTTGCGTGTATACACTTTGGTCAATCATTTGGTATGCGGCACCCAAGGAGTAGGCTATGCCATCGCGTTGGATTGAGGATGCTAATGCTTTTCTAACTACCTCGTGTTCAAGGTCTACGTGCCCCTCTGTTTGGTATATGTAAGGGTCGGGTAGACTATATTGATACTCTTCACCGTCCCACGGGAACCAAAAGGAATCTCCAGGCCTTGAATCACTCACCACTAAATTATACAAGACTGTTGTAAAAAATTATGGTAACCTTAGCGTTTTTTATGAAGAAACTTTTACATAGCAAGTAGCTACGTAGCTGCCAGGCTTACCGGACTCAGCATCCTTAATCTCTATCTCGGTGTTATCTGGGTAATATTCGGAGTCTTTAAATAATTGTTTAAGCTCTTTGTCGAGTTCTTTAGTAATATCAGCCAAAGTCTCCCCGTAGATTTTTAGCTCTAATCTAATTCGCACTAAGCAATCCTTTTTTCCAGCTTATACGGAGAGTAGTGAGCCCCGTCTAATGCCGGCTCTTTATTGTCTGTAGTTTTTAGTATTACGTCACCATAGCGAATCGCGACAATACGACCGCGTCTACCATTATGTACAGCAGCAAGCTTGCCATCAAAAGCATCCGCCAATACCCGAACTTCGTCGCCCACAGTTAGCTGACCAGGCTGTGCAGGAATCCACTTTTCGTCTGGACTCTCTTGAACGAAGGCTTCACCTTTAGCTATTCCTAAGAAAACTTTTAAAGTTTCCTCAGACATATTGTCTGTCAGTTTAAGCTTTTCCCAAGTCTCAAGCAGCTTAATGATTGCATTGCCTGAACCTTTTCTAACTTTAGCCGCTTCAAGTTGGTCTCTTACCCACTCCCAATTAACCTCAGGCATTACTAACCTCTTTCGTGTCTTTAGAAAATAATATATCACTAAATTTAAGTTTTAGCGAATCTTCGTTGTCTATTGCTTCAATGTAACTTTTCAGCTGCCAATCAGCAAGAGCTGACCTTTCTGCAGGAGACATGTCCTCTACTTGGTAGGCAAGTTTTACCCAACTCCAGTGAAACCCTTGCGTCTCTTTCCAATCAGTAACAATTGGGGTACCTGTTCGAAGCGCTTGAGGAATCCTTTTAGACCACCACACGCCAGAATTTCTTTGCTCTGGAGAGATAAGCAGTCCTAGACTGCTCTGCATCATCTGCTGAGCTAAGTAGTCGTCCCTTCTAGCCCTCCGAAGGTCTTCGTGAGGGAATCTTACTGTCTTTAAAAGTGTTTTAGTCCACGGATTTTTCTCGTCCTGGGTCAACCAACGGTTTTCCCTCTCAAAATATTCAGAAGGACTGTCTGAATTGGTGAGATATAAGTTGTCTACATTTAGACCTACTAAGGAGCTATCTAAATCGAATCCAATCTTTTTAGAAATTTCTGATGTTGACTGCCAAGGCAGCTCGGGAAATATTGTCTTTGGCCATGGTTGATTTACAAGTTTATCTACACCAGCCACTACTCCATCTTGTTGCTTTGAAGCCAGAGAGTATTGCAGCCTACGAGAGTAGCCGCTAGGGAATAGACCTTTCGCTGGGTCAGAAAGGGCTCGTTTAAAACTAGCTTTGTATTGCCACAACTGGGCATAATCTGCCACTAGTCGAAGCTTGTCGCTATCCCACAAGAGATTTATGGTGTGTAGCGCACCGTATGCCTTATTTGCAGAGAGTGCAGAAGGGGGGCATACTCCCACAAAAACAATGTCATATTCTTCAAAGTCTTTTTTAGACCATTCCATCTTAGGAGCTGACCAATGTACTTCCGCAAAGTCAGCAGCCAACCGGCCCACCCCTGTGACGAAGTTGTGGGCCTCAGCCGATTGTGTATGGTGTGAGGCCATTCCTGTAAAAAGAATTTTCATTTAGTTCCTATTTGTTTTATAGAAGGGCACCCCGAGGGGGGGTGCCCTTCTGGTTTAGAACGGGGTTTCTTCTTCAGAACCTACTGGAGAAGAAGGAGCTGGTGGCGGTGGTGGCACCTCACTGCTCGCGGGGGTTGGCGCTGGGTCAGCTGCCGCTGAACTCTGTGGGACGCCCTGGTTAGATGACTTGTGATACTTCTTAATGTCATTATATATCTGACCATTATAAGTACGCTGGCCTACAGTTGCCCTAAATGGGCGACCAGTAAGTGCCTGCTCCACCTGAGCGTCTGTAGGGTTGCTTTCAAAGAACTGCTTATTTAGTCCTAGGATGCCCATCTTCATGAAGAACATGTTAATACCAGTCTCATTACCTGGGTCGATTACTAGGTTGTCCCAGATGCGACGTCCTGCATAAGGCCCGCCTTGGACCTCGGTGGTTACCTTATACATGTTCTTGCCGCTCTGTGAGCGACGGTGCTCTGCCTCAATAACCTTTAGTTCGTAGTCACCGTCTGGTAGTGGTTCCAACGAGCTGTTATTAGTTCCAGCTTTATTGACTAGTTCACTCCAATTAAGTGATGCCATTATTTAGCTCTCTTTCTTTTGTTTCTTAGCGCCAAAGACCATATCAAGCATGTTTTCTACACCTAGGTTTCCTTGCTCAACGATGGAACCTAGCCTGCCTTGAACGCGCTCGCCAGCTTCATACTGGCCAGTACGCTCTACATACATTCTGCGTGCTTTGTGCGGTGGTTGTAGAGGGTCCTCATTAGGGAATTCCTCAATGGTGATAGCACCTAGGACATCATAAAAGTATGGCGCCTGGGTAGCTAATTGGCCCTGTAGATAAGGACGGTATATACCATCCTGACCCTTACGTGCCATAGCGGTCAGTACCACAGCCTCTAACGGCTGGGTCGGGTGCATTGTAAGGTCACGAAGGTCACGAAGTAGTGCACCCATGTGACGAAGAAGTTCGCCCCACTGTTGCATCTTCATTTGCTCGGTACCTGCAATGTTGTCCATGCACTTGACCTGGAGCTCCGAAATGGAGTCAATAATCAAGGACTTGAACTGGTGCTTACCTGACTGAAGCCACTGAAATGCCTTCAATACTGTGTCGTAGTCGCGCACCTGGACCACTACTGTGTCCCAAGTGCCGTCTGCGGCTGGTGGCTCCTCATTCATGGGGTCCCAATACTTGGCATTGATAGGCAGGAATCTGTGCCCACCTTCAACATCAAGCATTAGCCGTGGATAAGGAGCGGTGACAGCAAAGGTTGACTTTCCAACCTTTGACTCTCCATAGACCATTAAGGTCAAAGAGCGTTGAACTTCGTTACTCATCACTCACTTCCTTTTTTCTCTGTGTTGTTGCTGTTGTAGTAGCCGTACGGGTCAGAGACCTCGAACGCATCGCTAATTGCTGCTTCAGCCGCCGAACCATCGTCAACCAGCGGGCAAATAGAGAAGAATTGGCACTTCCACTTGCAGTCCCTACTAGGCGTAGGATATGCGTATTTGTAGTGGCTCTCTCCGGCATCTAATGCATCACGGACGCGTAGCATGTCTTCGAGAGTTCCTTCCAGCCTCTGCCAGAAAGAACGCAGTGCAAACTTATTATGCCTAACTTCAAATTGCTCGTAGAAAGGCGGCTTAGCGTAGGCACCACGCTTTACCTTACGTAGCATCGTAAAAATTCCACCCTCTGAACGCTCACCCTCTTCATTTTGAGCCTCTTCGAGCGTCATGTAGGTAAGAATCTGCTCATTCATCTGAGCCGTAGCCCCGAAGTCAGCAAAAGAACCACCTACAGTTTTAAAGTCACGGAACATACGAACGCCATCCAACTTGCGACGAACACGCATGTCCAACTTTCCTTGGAGTATTACACGGTCATTCATCATAGGACGTTCAATAATCTCCTCTGTAGAAATCATCTCAAGCTCTTGGTCAATACCATTAAGCTCGACCCACTCGAGGTAGCCTTCTAGCATTACTCGACCGAGCTCAGCCTCTGACTCCAAAGCAGTGGTATCTCTGTAAGCATCATTCATAGTCTTCATGTCTTCTTTTACAAGGTCGGCATGCGCTTCCAGGAGAGGCTGGCCAGTGCTGTAGTAACGGTCTAATGCTTCGTGAATGCGAGACCCAAGAGCAAGAGCTCCTGTGTAGTCTTTAACCTTTGGCTGTAAGCGTCGGTAGTACGTAAACCACCAGCGTCGGCGGCAATCCTTAAATGTTTGAATCTCTGAGTTAGATATTCTTACTGGCTCAGTCATTTTTTAAGCCCTTCTACTAGTATTTTCTTTAGCTGGTCGCGGTCACGAACAACTTCTTCGAAGTTCTCAGACTTAGAGTCTAGAGCTTCAATGACCCTTTCTTCTATAGTTCCTTCTGTAACATAGTCGTGAATCAGAACTGAGTCATGCTGTTCTGACCCGATGCGGTGCACTCGGTCTAGAGCCTGCTTATAGTTAACTAGAGACCAAGGTCTTTGAAGCATAACCAATCTTCTAGCTTTAGTCAAGGTAATACCGACACCACCAGCCGCGTCTGTGAACAAAATCCATTTGAGCTGACCTGCTTGAAACATATCGACAGCTGTCTGACGCTCTATGTCGTCTTGG